TAACTTTAAGAATAAATTTTGAAGAAGATAAGAGTTTATTAAGAGAAGGTGATAAAAATATAGTATTAGACATTGCGGAACTTTATAGAAAGGAACGTAATGAAAGTACCAAATATAGAATTTACGGTAAGATGAATATGGTGTTTAGAAACACATATAGTGGAACCACCACATATGATCCTTTACGTAATAACCTTTATGTTATTGGTGATGGTCTTGATGGGGATTTTACAGGGTATTTACCATACAACGAATTTGCGTTCATTAGGAACGATTATGTTAGGGAAGTCTCTATCCCAACGGGAAGTACAATGGGTACTTATAGTCCTAATATAGTTATAACAGGAGACACAACACATAGGGTAATAAACGAAATAGAGTCCGCGTCTACTAATTGGAATGTATTTTTATCGTATGTCTACGATAAAGATTCAACACACCAAATGAAGTACACATTATCGGGTAATACCGAATATAGTTTCACCGCATCTAATGGAGTACCATTTAGAGTTAACGAATACCCTAATTATTATGAACTTATAAGTCCAATACCTCATAATATGAAACAAGGGGAATTTGTAATAGTTTCGGGAACTTCAATAAGTAGTGGTACTGAGTTGGATAGAATATTTCCCATATCTTCAGTAGGTAATGAAATTTTTGACTCTGAGAAATACGTATTAATCATACAAAAATCGGCACTTTCCAATTCACAAACAATGAGTGGAGTTGTTTTTGGAAAAAGATGTGTAGATAAATTAAGAATGTCGGGAACAACGTCTGAGTATTATGTTCATAAACATAAAATACTCACAAATACCGACGACTGTATAATAGATAGGACAGGTTTTGAAACACCCGTTTTTGAAATAGAAAGAAAACTACAATTTGAGACCGCAGACAATAGAAACGATGTATACACAGTACAAAATAGACCTGAAACAGTTTTATTTCACTTTAAAGACGAAATAGATATAAATGGTTTAACAAATAATTTAGGATATACAATAACCGATGCATACGTAACAAAGGTTTTTAAAAATGGTAATGGATATTTCCAATATCCTCCAAGACATGGATATAAATTTCATTTCCACAATGATTGGGTGGATAATCATTTTGATAGAACATTTGCGGGGTCAGATTCAGGACTACAATCAACTAATTTTACTAATAGTGGTTTTACATTTAGTCAGGGTACTGAACTTCAGAAAGATGATGATATGTTGGGGGCATTTGTGGAGTATAATAAAGAAGATTTTAAAGAAACAATATTATCTGAGTCATTCCACAAATACACAATTGATTTTAATATTTTTGATCACGGACAAATAGACCCAAATGCAGGATCGACAACAACAAACCCTTTAGGACTATACTACCAACCTCATCAAAGAGTTAAATTAAGGGAACTATCACCATATGTAGAGACCGCTAATACAGATCAAATATATGGTCTACCAGAAAATTCTGTTTACGATGAATATAGGGTCTTATGGAAATGGAGAGATTTATATGATCATGGTTATATTGATCCTGATGGGTTTGGAACAAACCACCCATTTACAAACGGACAACATTACGTCAAATCTGACATAAACTTTTACCTTAGAAATGAAGAGACTTTTATGAATAAAAACGATGGTCTTACTAATTTCAGTGAGGATAACGACGGACTCTGTTAGATGAAAATTAGATTTAATCAAAATAATAAGAACTTATTAATTAATAAGGAACAAAACTTTAAAACCGACGCGGGGTGGGATGAGAATTTCCAATCGTATGAGGATGAGGTCTTAAGAGATATTATTAATCCTGTGGAGAACTATGAAACTAATAGGTATATCCATAAACCATATATATCTGGTATAGGTAATCCACCACCCGTTTCTTCAGGACCCGCAGATAATAGTGAATCATCATCGGCGTCCCTATTTACAACCACAGTTAATACTGTGGAACAGACTGATATATGGTTTCACTTCTATTTTAAGGATTCATCAAATAACTACACTTTAGATTACAAGAATGTAGGTATTACTCAAACAGATAAATTAATGGCGAACCTAAAATATAGTTTTTTTAGGTTGGAGTTTTATAAAACACCTAATAATGAGCCACCTAATAGATCTAACAGAAGATTGGTTTTTGCAAAAAACTTAGCACCCGCAATTGGTGAAAGAGTAACCTTTACAAACAAATTTGAAAAAATGTATGTACCTGTGTTTTTCGGTTCAAGTATGAGAAACAAAGAGAACATGTATCTTTTTTGGTTCCATGATGATACTGTTTTAGAAGAGACAGAACTTACAGGAACTACGTTTTACATGTCGGCAAAATTCTATAATTCTGCAGACGGAACTAAAGTACAGTTCGCTAATAAACAAATAACAAATACACCAACCGTAACAGAAGAAGAAGATTTATACTTCCAAGTTGAAATGAATAGGTCGGATGTACCCACTTATCATTATACAATTTCGGAATACGACGGAACATCTGTTTTAGGTAGAAAAGGAATGAGTGGAGACCCAATAAAGTTTTACGAGTTAAACGCAGACGTTGTATCTACACCACCACCCGCATCTACATCACCTGCAGACTCTAACACCTCAACCGATTAAATGATGGATAAAAACTATTATAAAATATTAAGATCGATTACTGGTACAACATACCACGTACCAATATACTTGGATAGTAAAGGTTATGAGATGGGGGGAATGGTTGGATTTGAAGGTGATATTGAACAAGTTGAACAAATAACAAATTTTAATTACCAACACACAAGTGGAAATACAATTAGACTATATAACTCAGTTAATAGAGATACATTAAGAATAATCAAAAACGAAACTTTTTCTATTGATTGGGGTGATGGTACAGTAGATACCATTGGTGTTGGTCTTGGTAATAATTTAGAATTTAAACAACATACATTTTCTTCTTCAGGTACTTATAATGTGTCTATTGGTTTAAGTAATAATTGGGCTCAGAAAAAAATAACTAAAAAAATTACAGTACCTAAAAACACAACAGTAACTAACCCTAATGGGTCATTTGGTCCGTTCACGTTACCATATACTACGGGAGTTACAATCACTCAAAACTATATAAACGACTTAGATTATGTCGAGAAAGACTCGGACGGTCCAATATATTTTGCAGCTAAAGGAAAAAGTAGGGTAAGTGAATTAAAGAGATATGGTGAAAGTACTTACCAAGGAACAACAGTAGGTACTGACGGTGTAGGTAGTTATACAGGGTATACGATAGATAATTTATCATATAAAGATTATGATGATGGAATAACAACAATAACAGGAACAACAAGTGATTTTCAAAAAGAAGAGGTCTTTAATGAGATGTTAACAAGGAATGAACATTTCATTGGTTTTATTGATGAACCGACCATTTTTTCAGATGTATTTGTTGAAAGAGGCAAGCAAGGAGTCTTAGAAATGAACCTAAGATTAGGAGAAATTGACAACGTAGGTGAAATAGATATCTACGGAAATGGATTTTTTCAAGTTAAAAAACAATAGAATAATATTTATTAATTAAAAGGATATGGCAGTAGGTAGTTATGGAACAGTAAGACCGGCAGATGTGTCACCAGCAGACGTAGAAATTTTCTATCATTACGTCTCAGGTAGAACATCTTCCGCACCTGTACAATTTAAAAAATTAAATTCGGAAGATATATTAACACCTATCTATCACAATTCAGATACGACGGATGCACCAAACGCACCCGACGCAGAAATTTTAGGTGGGTTATACAATCTAAAGTTAGATACAGCGGACTTTGATGAGTTAGGTATATATACCTTACATCTTAGACCTAAACAGATAAGAACTTCTATAACTGATTGTGGAGTGTTAGCGGCACTACCGTCAGTAAGAGGAATTATTATAGATTTAAGTAATGTACCTTCAACAGATAGAAATAAATTCAACCCCCAAGGGTTAGTTGGATATAGAATTGAGTATTTGAATAACGACGGAAGTAAAACCCCTAATTTTTATAGGGTTGTTACATCTTCATTTTATTGTACTCCAATTACGTCAAACCTGACAAGTACAAGTCAAAAGGCAATAAGATATCAATATACAGATCAAGCAACTAATTTGTTGTTTTTGACGGTAACCCCGTCATCTGCACCATCAAATAGACCAAATACAGTTCCTTTTATTGGGGAGCCGTCTCAAAATATAATTTTATCAAATACATTCTTTAATCCAACAACGATTGAGGTTGATATGGTAGAACACGATGAGACAACATTGGCTTACGCGTTCTACGGTAACCAAACAAAATCTATTTCTGATGGAATATACACGATATACACTGGAGAAAACAATATCTACAAACAATTTAACTTGTTTGAGGTGAGAGATGAGTTCAACGAAACACTTTACGAGGTTAGAGAAGAAAGGGACGAAATCGATGAAACTAAAAACTTTGATGATATCACTGAATAATGGCGAAAAGAAAAGTTCCAAGTCAATCTGCGAGTGGAGGGGATACCTTTAATGACAACTTAGTTGGTAATCAAATTACCAATGGGTCAAGTCAGTTGACTGCAACAAACTTTTCAATAGATAAGACAATACCACAGAGAGACACTAAGAGTTTTACGTCCGTACCTTTTTCTGAGTTTTTAACGATTGAAGATCTTAAAGAAGAGACTAACGCACCTAAAACAAAATCAGAGAGATCTGTAAAGAAAGAAGGGAAAGTAAAGTTCAGAGAGAACAAAGACGCGGGTTCTAAGACATTATTTGGGTCTTTAAGTAAAAGACTATCATCTTCAGTTAATAACATTGTAGAACAGTTCCCTGCGGGTTTCTTTATCGACAAAGATACCCCTGTGTCATTTTCACAATACACGGCGGAGAATATTAGTTATGATCTTAAGTCAAGGACAACTACTTTCAAGTTTGAGAGATCAAAAATATTTAATCCATTAGATGTAGTACTTGAAAAACCTTTAAGTAATGTAAGTCCTGATGTTAGTAATGAGTTTAAAAACTTCTTTGAAAATTATTCTAAATACTCCCTTATTATTGATGAGGTCGAGTACGAGATACTAAGATATGTAAAGGCGGGTAATGACGGACTCATCACGTTAAAGGTTAAAGGAAAACCTTTTAATGGTAACACGTATAGTGATAGTTTCCTAATTAGACCAATCAGTCAGACAGTAGAAGAGTTTTTCGGAAGTTTAGACGAGTTAGAGAGTTTAATATTAGATAGGGAGTCTACACCTAAGTACACCGCTGAGTTTAAATTACCAAAGGATTCTTTAGACGGTTCTAAAACAGAGACCACAACAACTAAAATTACTTGGCCATTATTTAAAGATGGTTGGAATATAAAAATCGGTGGTACTGACTACATTAGATACTTAGGAACTTTAAAATCCATAGGTGACGAAGTCGATCAATACAAGTCTAACCTAATATCAAGATTTTTAACCACAGCATCACTAAATGAATTCGATACTGAAGATCAAAGAATGTCTTCAATGTTTCAGATTTATGGTAGTGGTTTTGATTCCGTCAAGAAATTTATAGATAACATAGCATACATGAGAAATGTAAGTTATGATAAGATTAATAACATACCTGACGTATTATTAAAAAACCTTTCAAATACACTTGGATTAGATTCCGTAAACCTATTTGATGAGAAAGCGTTGGAGGATACACTCTACTCAAGAGTAGATAGTCAATTCGAGGGTAATAACCTTGGAATGAATATGGTCGAGGCAGAGGCGGAATTCTATAGAAGATTAGTGATTAATCTTGTAAGAATATATAAATCAAAAGGTACAAGAAAATCTATTGAGTTCTTTTTAAGGTTTATTGGTGCACCTGAACCATTAATAAAAATTAATGAGCATGTATACAAATATGATGACGTTAAGAAGGTTTCTTCAGATATCGATAGTGACATTTATGATTTAACACAGTTAGATAAAACATTTACTGTCGGTCAGATTGATACATCGAGTTTCGCATATACGGGTGTTACCACAACTGGTTCAACTACATATCAAACAGATGAATATCCTATAGTTTTAACAGGTGTAACAAAATATGGAGATGTACAAAAAATTGTAAGTGAGAATAACGATGTATTTTTTCAAAAAGGTTCAGGTTGGTATGAGATATCTTTACAACATAGATCATCAACTGAATTAGATACTGAGAACTCTAACTTACAATCTAACCCAAAAATTATAAAAACAAAAAATAAGGACTACACTTATGGTGAGGACTATTTTGATTTATATAGACAATTTTACGGATTAGATTACGGACACGAATTACACAACACAATTGATAACGAGAAGACAGAGTTATTATCAGACGTAGATTCAAAAACCTTAAATAGAAAAAACATACAAATCTACTTGTCATCTGCACAAGGTATTGATTATGACGTATATAAAAAGTCTAGAGATTTAGAGGTAAGTTTTGGACTGAAAACTCTTCAACCACAAACAGGTTTTACGTTTGCGGAATACATGGATAATGTATTGAACGAACAAATACGTAATTCACATGTCGTTAAGTATCAAAAATCATACATTCAATTAGAGGATGTGTATTGGGGGTATTTAGAAAAGGTAGGAACACCATATAGTTTCCCAACGGTTAATGAATTCATAAACAGAATGAGTCCACATTGGGTGGAGATTGTGGAACAGTTTGTTCCAGCAACAACCCTATGGACGGGTGGTAATATTTTAGAAAATAGTCGTATTGGTAGATCTAAACACGATTATTTAAAACCATGTACCATTGAACAAGTTGAAGATAATCTATATCCTAAATTAGGTTTTGAACATTCCATAGAGGAAGATTTAGAAGTTTACTTTTTAGGGGATAAAGACTTATTTAGGGGGTTAACAGTAGTAAGTGGGGTAACTTATGTATTAAAAATAGTTTTAATGGGTGAGGAATATACCGCATCTTCTCCGATCACACTTACAGGTGGACAACTATTCGATCCATTCGTATCTACTTCTGATTGTACAACAATTAATGAGGTTGTTTTTAGTGGTGGGGAGACTTTTGACGGGTCAAAACATTTACCACTATTATGTGATTTTAAATGTAATTTAAACCCTGACAGAGATGTTTTAGATCCATTATGGATTAATGCGGTTGATAGTATATTTTCCCAAATAAATGAAAAATATTTCACCAAAACGGCATATACAGGTTATGATACAATTAGTAACCATGCGGGTGGTGAGGGGTATGAAAGAATTACAGAAAATACAGAAACAAGTGATGAAAATCAAAACATAGAGGGTGGATTTAATACTGAACTATCAACTAACGGTGAAAATTACGGATATGAAAATGTCCCTATAGTTTCTTATGAGATTCTTACTGATAGTAACGGTATTGAAAAAATAAGAATCACACCATTCACGTATGATACACAATTATATGTTTCGAATTCTGGTGACCCATATGGTGATGCATATATACCTGCGGATTTAGATTGTTTAGATTTAAGTACGTTTGATTTCTATTGGGAGTCAACATATCTAACAGGAACCACACAATGTGACCCTAAGGTTAAGGTTTATGGACCTAATACTTTCTACACATTACCCGAAGATGAGGATGATTGTATCTTAATGGAGGATGTGTATTTTGAAGTATCGGGAGTTACATTTGGTAATGAAGATACTGTAGATGATGGAGACCCATGTACCGATTGTCCACCATATAATACATCGTGGCCATTAAACATATTTATAGATTGTATTGGTGGATATAATGAATCAATTAGCGGTCATACATATACGGTTGACCATGTTTCGGGATGTACGTTCGTCGTTAACAATGTTAGGGAAAATGATATTATTGACATATCAATAACAGATGCCGCGAATTGTGATCAAAAAATAAGAATAGAGGGATTACAACAAAAGTTTGAATGGGATCCTGTGGATGGTGATGATGTTACCACATCAAGAAGTCATTATTTACAATACTCGTTTGATACTTACGCTGAGGGGGACAACCCTGATGGTAGTAGTCCTCTCAATAGTCAATCTGGTATTACCTTCTGTGATAATTATTCGGGATATACTCTACAACCTATTGTACAATACAGACCTACGTTTGATTATGGTCTGAGACAAAACACTAAAGTTATAAAAGTTAATAATGGTGTTGTACTTGACGAAAACACAAGTTGGGATCAAATACAAACCTACTTAGATAACAATACTTTAGAAAAAATAAACATTGAAAATGTTGTAATAGGTGACCAACTACTTTCGGGAGTATATAAAGATTGTCCCTTCTCGTCACAAGACTACAATGATGCAGTTATTAGTGGATACTCGTTCTCTTATGATTACAAAGTTGTAACAGTTGAAAATAAAGACTGTTTAGGTTCCACTAAAATTAACAAGATAAATGAAAGATTTAGTTTTTTACCTAATACTAGGTTATGGGTAATGACTAAAACAATGGAAGACGGAAGTCAGGGAGATAATTGGAGATTTACTGAAAAGTATCCTGAAGAATTATACCCAAGACCTGATGATCCTACAGACCCTTGTTGTAGTTATCAAGTTGGTTACTACGAAAGTGGAGATTATATTTTTAACGAACACGGTTTCCCTATTGAAGTACTCAAGGTCGATTTAGACTACTGTGCAAGAGATTTGTTCTACCATTTAAATGTCTCACAGAAAATAGATGCTAACGTTAGTTGTACTGAAGTAATATTATTTAATGGTGATTCTGAGGACTGTATATTAGTTGGACATGACGAACAGAAGTTCGAAAACATGGACATGAAAATGCAACAATACTTCCAAGACAGGTTAGATTGTTCTGACATGCCGGATATAGATGACATTGAGAGAGATTTAACAGGATTAGATGATTGTGATACATTAAATGCGTTTAAAATTAAACATTTTGATACTGGAGAGATAAGATATACTTCAATAAACGAAGATTTTAATATAGGGGATGCAGTAAACATTGAATTTATTTATAGTGGATCTTACAACGAAGAGATTAACTCAATTCAGAAGTTATCGCCAGGAGTGAATTGTTGGATTGTAATATCTAAAGTTTATGCTAATGTTATTGAATATTTGGTATCAGGTCCGTGTGATGATGTTAGACGACCAGGACCTACCCCAACACCAACAGAAACGCCAACTCCTACACCAACAAGTAGTCCTACCCCAACACCAACAACGAGTCCAACACCAACACCTACAAGTAGTCCAACTCCAACACCTACAAGTACACCTACCCCTACACCAACAAGTAGTCCAACTCCAACACCTACAAGTAGTCCTACACCTAGCCCAACAGAAACTCCAACACCAACACCTACAAGTAGTCCAACTCCTACACCAACAACGAGCCCAACTCCTACACCGTCACCCACACCAAACTGTGATTTTGATATTGATACTGATGTAGTAACACCAACCCCAACGCCAACACCTACAAGTAGTCCTACACCATCACCTACACCAGACTGTGACTTTGATATAGATGTAGATTTGGTAACACCAACGCCAACACCAACTCCCACAAGTAGTCCTACACCTAGCCCAACACCAGATTGTGACTTTGATATTGATATTGATTTGGTTACTCCAACCCCAACAAGTACTACCATATCACCCACATCAACCCCAACACCTACTCCTACACCAGACTGTGACTTTGATATAGATATTGATTTGGTAACACCAACACCTAGTCCAACACCTACAAGTACTGATGTACCACCTACCCCTACACCAACAATCGACTGTGATTTCGATATTGATGTAGATTTGGTAACACCAACTCCTACACCTACTAACACACCAACTCCAACACCTAGCCCTACACCAAATTGTGATTTTGATGTGGACGTTGATTTAGTGACACCAACACCTACACCAAGCCCTACAGAACCGATACCAACGAATGTCTCAAATCCAACCCCAACACCGACCCCATCACCTACACCAGATTGTGATTTTGACATAGATGTGGATTTAGTTACACCAACTCCAACACCTACGGAAAGTAATACACCAACACCTACAGAAAGTAGTACTCCTACACCAACACCTACGAGTACCCCAAACTGTGATTTTGATATTGACGTTGATTTAGTTACACCTACTCCAACACCTAGCCCAACAAGTAGTTCAACTCCAACACCTACAGAAAGTAGTACACCTACCCCGACTCCAACACCGAACTGTGATTTCGATATTGATGTGGATTTAGTTACGCCAACACCAACGAGTACTCCGACTAATACTCCTACACCAACATCAACTAACACACCAACACCAAGCCCTACTAATACCCCAACACCTTCACCAACGCCGAATTGTGATTTCGACATAGATGTTGACGTGGTAACACCTACCCCTACACCTAGCCCAACAAGTACTCCAACAAGTACTCCAACAAGTACCCCAACTAACACACCCACTAATACGCCTACCCCATCACCTACACCGAATTGTGATTTCGACGTAGACGTTGATGTGGTAACACCTACTCCTACACCATCACCAAGCCCTACAAGTACTAATACACCTACACCATCACCAACTAACACTCCAACTAACACCCCAACACCAAGTCCAACACCAGACTGTGATTTCGATATTGATGTAGATTTGGTAACGCCAACTCCTACACCAACAAGTAGTCCTACCCCAAGTCCAACTAACACACCTACACCAAGTCCTACAAATACGCCTACACCAAGTCCGACAAGTAGTCTTACTCCAACACCAACAAGTACATCAACCCCAACACCTACTCCTACACCAAATTGTGATTTTGATGTGGACATTGATGTGGTAACACCTACACCTACACCGACTAATACACCCACTCCAAGCCCAACAAGTAGTCCAACACCAACACCTACTAGTAGTCCAACACCTAGTCCTAC